CGCCTGCGAGGGCCGCTTCGGCAAAAAAGCGCGCGAAATCTTCCGCTCGGTCATCGGCGTCACCTTGAAGCCGCGCGAGCGGAAGAGCGTTGCGCAGTGGTATCAGGACAACATCTCGATCCCGCTGCTCGTCGGCAGCACGCGGCCCGGCCCGCTCAACATGGGGCTGATGCCGCAATGGGGCTCGCTCTTGAAAATCGTCTATCGTCCGCGCGTCCGGCATTTCGATTTGTGCAAAGGCGCGCGCATCGGCGGCACGCTCATGTTTGGCATCGGCCCGATCCTCCACAATATCGCGGAGACGCACCTCCCCGCGCTCTGGATCGACCCTACGCGCAAGACGGCCGTGCGCTTCTCTCGCCAGGAGCTTCAGCCGCACATCAGGGAATGCGCCGCGACAAACAAGCTCCGCATCCCGACCCGGACGCACTGGACCGCGCTGGAGATGATCTTCAAAACCTCGACGCTCGGCGTAGTCGGCGCGGGTTCCATCGCCGACCTGGGCGGACGCCAGGCCGGCATCATCGTCATCAATGAGCAGGACAAAATTCCAAACAAACACAAGGCGGAGGCCCCGCCGAAGCAGCTCGCGAAGATCCGCGCCAAGCAGTTCAAGGACACCTGCAAAATCTTCGGCAACTCGACGCCGACGTTGGAAAGCGGCCTCACCTGGGGCGACTTCCTCGCCGGCTCGCAGCGCTGGTGCTACGTCCGCTGCCCGGCCTGCGAGCGCCGCCAGCGGCTCACCTTTTTTGCCGAGCCCGCCGATCCCGAATCGTGGATGCGGCTCGACGATTATCCCGACGCGAAAGACCTCGCGATGTTCAGCGGGTGCAAGCCTGCGCCGGACGGCCGCGGCTGGCTGGTTCAGGGCATTCCCGCAACGGGCCGGTTCACCTGGCCTTCGACCTGCAAGGACAACCGCACGAAGACGTGGGACGTGGACGCCGTCGCGCGCCAGACGCGCTACGAGTGCGGCCACTGCCAGGCAAAGATTTCGCAGGCGAAGCTCCCCGCGATGCTGCGGACCGCGCAATGGTGGGCGCACAATCCCAACGCGCCCGAGGACCACGAAAGCGCGCAGCATTGGGGCGCTTACTCCGTCTTTGAGGAGTTGGGTTACTTTTCCAAGAAATGGCTGCTCGCGGTGGGCAGCGCCGCGCGAATCCACGATTTCTTCAACTCCGACCTCGGCCTGCCCTACGTGGCCACGCCAACGCGCATCACGCGCAAATCGCTGGAGCTGATCCAGCAGGCCAGCCCGGTTTATCACCGCCTGTTCCCCGACGATCCGGAGGCCGAACTCGCCCTGCCTGCGCGCCCGGTCTGCATCACCATGCACGTCGATGTGCAGCAGACCGAATTCTGGTGGACGATCTGTTTGCGGATGCCCGACGGCACGATGTATCTGCTCGCGTGGGGCAACTGCGGTTCCTTCGAGGAAATCCGCCGCCTGGCCAACCGCGTCTGGCGCTACGACCACGGCCCTGACGTGCATGAGGCGGCGCGCTTTGAGGATTTCACCGTGTTCCTCGGCATCATGGACACCGGCTACAAGGCCAAGCGCCAGGGCGGCGTCTATGAGTTTCTGCACGACGAGGGCGGGCGCTGGCACGGTTGGAAAGGCGGCGCGTTCGGCCTGCTCTCGCGCGACAAACCGATCACCGAGGAAAAGACGACGTTTAACTATCCCGGCAAGGGGCAGGTCGATGTGCCGGTCATCAAGGGCAACGATTTCATCGTGAAGGAGCAGCTCTACCGCTTCACGATCAAGGAGCGCCGGCCGCCCGCGCTGTATCTGCCGCAGGCGCTTGATGATCACCTAGTCACGCAGCTCACCAGCGAGCATCTCACCAAGCGCAAGCTGCCCGACGGCCGCAACGAGGACATCTGGCAGGTGGGTGACGTGGAGCCGCACCTGGGCGACACAATGAAGGAGGCAATCGCCCTCGGGAACATCCTGGAGCCGGCCATCCTCGCGCAGATCCGCGTCAGGCAGGACGAGCAGCGCGCGAAACTGCTGGCGAAGCTCGCCGCCTGATTCCACGCGTCTGGAATTTGACAGGCTGCCGTTGGCATGTCGCCAACACTCGGGATCATCACGGACAGCATCAACGACGGCCTCTCCATCTGGCGCGCAGCCGGGCCGCTCTTCCACAAATCATTCCGCTCGCATTGCAACGTCCGCCACGTCTCCGGCCAGTTCGGCTGGGCGGAGGCTTCGCAATGCGATGCGCTTTTCTTCCACCGACCGCATTCTCAGGTCCATTACGAGGCCATGCTCGGCTGCCGTCGCATGGGCATCCCGGTCTGGTGCGATTGGGACGATGACCTTTTCCACGTTCCGGAAGGCAATCCGGCCGGCCCGCTTTACGACGCGCCCGCCCGCGCCAGAATTTGTCACATGGCAGAAATGGCGGATGCCTGCACGTTCTCGACGGACCGCCTGATGCAGGTTTTTGCGAAAAAAACCGTCGGCGCGCAGCACGGGCGGTGGTGTGTCATCGAAAACGCTTTCGATCCCCGCATGTTTCCGATCCCGCCAGCCGCATACCGGAAAAAACCGGGCGTCGTGCTCTGGAGAGGCAGCGCCACACACTCGCGCGACCTCGATGTGTTTCGCGCCGACGTCGAGGAAATCTGCGCACGCTGGCAAGTCGAGTGGGTCGGGTTCAAACCGTGGTGGGCGTCCGGCAGGCTGCACGCGGAACGCTCGCCGCTGCGTTATTTCGACCTGCTGCAGACGCTCTCGCCGGCTGTCGTGTTCACCCCGCTCGAACTGACGCCGTTCAACATGTCCAAGAGCGACATCGCCGCGCTGGAGGCCACCGCCATCGGCGCGGTCTGCGTCACAAACGCGCCGTGGCTTTTCGCTGAACAATGCTTGTCCGGGGAATTCGCGGACCACATCGCGCGCGCGCTGGAGATGAACGGCCCCACAGTCTTCGCGTGCAAGCACTACCTCGAATCGCGCCACATCAAAGAGATGAACACTCTCCGCCTTTCTGTCCTTGGAAGTTTTTTCGCATGAATGCCGTCATCGTCACTCCAGCTTACTGCCGCGCCGAGCTTCTCGCGCTCTCGCTGCCACACTGCCGTGCCGTCACCCGCGCCGGCCTGCGCCATGTCGTCCTGCTCAACCACTGGCCCGTTGACGACGCCGCAAACACCCGCCGTTGCGCGGAGGTCGCATTGGCGCACGGTTGCGAGGTGTTCGACTCCGGCCACGATCGCGGCCTGCAAGGCAGCGTCAACCACTGGCTGGCGTCGCTTCCGCCACGCGACCAGCCGGATTTTCTTCTCGGATGGGACCCGGACGCCACGGTGGACCGGCTTTCCACCGGATGGGATTCCGCTGTGCTCGACGTGCTGTGCGCCCGGCCGGACTTCGGCTTCACCGGCATTTGGAACATCGCGCTGGAGCAGAAAAACGAACGCGTTCCACACAGCCGCGAGATGATCGCCGGCACAGCCGTCTTCATTCATCCCGGCCTTGAAATGATGAACGTCGGTGGGTGGAACATGCGCTTTGTGCGCGAGTGCGGCGGCTTCGACGAGCCAAACGAGTTTTACGGCGGCATCGAAATCGCCATGTTCCACAAGGTGCGCGGCTACAAGCTCGCGTTCCTCACGGAGTTCCACGAGCGCTGCCGCTACGAGGCCTACGCGCCGTTTTACGCGCAGTTCGCCGCAGAGCAGCAAGCCTACGCCGACTGGAAAACCGCGCACATCCACGGCGACGCGCGCTCATTTGGCGCATGGATGCAGGCGCAAACGGAGCTTTGACATCCGCTGGAAGCCGTCTGGCGACAAGCACGCCGCGCCCTGCTTCGGCAATCAGCGCGGCGTTGCTGTTGACACACCCGCGCGGGCATGATTCCAGCCGGCTACGCCGCATCCATCCACGCCTGGGCAACGCGGCCCGACCTCACCGACCAGGTGCGCGCCGCGCGGCGGACCCTGCTTCTGTCCGAGCATGACGCGCTGGTCTCCGGCCAGCTCGGCGGCAAGGCAGTTGCCAGCCTCCGGACCGCCGGGGCGAACGGCAAGAGCTTCGAGTGGCAGATCGAACTTTCCGCGTCGGAAAAACTCACCGTCATCACCGACGTGCTCGACCGCATGGGCCTGCTCTCCAGCGAGGCCCGCCCCACCACCATGACCTACGGCGCTTTTGCCAACCTACAGCGATGATCCAGCTCGTTGACCATTTCGGCAACCCGATCCGTTCCGAGGTCTCCACGTCCGGTTACACCGGCTACGAAGGGGCGCAGACCAGTGAAATCCGCACCAGCTTCGCGGCGTTCCCCATCAACTCCCGCCGCGAGCTGAACAGCTACACGCGCACGGAGTTCGTCCGCAAAGTCCGCGCGCTCGATGCCAATCTACCGATCTTCGGCCGCATCGCGCGCAAGATCGCCCAGCACAGCGTTGGGAAGGGCATCTTCCCGCGTCCCATCACGCGCGACAAGGACTGGAACGCCTCGAACCGGAAACGCTTCGAGCAGCGCATGTCCAATCCCTACCTCTACAGCGTCGATTCCTCGCGCGACCTTTGGGAAGACCAGGGGCAGGTCGCGGAGACGATGGTGGGCGACGGCGAATATCTCGCCGTCATGGCGCGCAAGGCCGGCCAGCCGATGATCCAGCCGCTCGACGTCTTCGAGTGCGTGTCGCCCTCGGGCTACAACACGTCCAAGCAGCGCTGGCAGGACGGCGTCCTGACCGACGCTTACGACGCCCCGCTCGCCTACGGTTTTCGCGAGCTGCCCCTGAACGGCTTCCCGTTTTCCTGGGCCAACAGCGGCGGCGTGCGTTCCGTGGACGCCGCCTCGGTGCTGCACGTCTTCCGCCGGCGTCGCGTCAAGCAGACGCGCGGCCTCTCGTGGTTCTACAGCGGCGTCAACGACGGCATTGACGCGCTCGATCTCAAATCGCTGGAGAAAGGCACCGCGAAGCTGCACAGCCTGCTTGCCCTGGCTGTCCGCAAAAAGAAGGGCGACGCCGGCAACACCGGCATTGCCGGGCAAATACAGAAAGCGCTCGGCGGCGAAGGCGAAGTGTCGCGGGTCGATGAAAATTTCTGGCGCGGCGCGGCGATCACCTACCTCGCCGAGGACGAGGGCATTGATTTGCTATCCAGCTCGCGGCCGTCTCCAAACCTCGTCGCGTTCGTCGAGTTCCTCTACCGCGAGGTCGCGCTAGCGACGGACCTTCCGTTGGAGGTAATTTACAATCTTGCCGCGCTCAGCGGCACCGCAGTTCGCGCGGTCAACGAGTCCGCGCAGTGGGTCTTCGATATTGTCATGGACCAGATCGTCATGCGGCACACGCGCCGCATCTACATCTGGGACACCGCCAACGCCATCCTCAGCGGGGAGCAGGCACCGTGCAAAGATCCGGAATGGTGGGCAGCCGCATACCGCGGCCCCGCAAAGCTCACCGTGGATATTGGCCGCAGCGCAGACGCCGCGATCAAATTGATGAAAAACGCGGCGCTTAGTCATGTGCGCTACCACGAGGAACGCGCGCAGGACGCTTACGACGAGGCCGAGGAGGAAATCCAGTTCAAGGCATGGCTCAAAACTCGATGCGCTGAAATGGGCGTCGATTACACCGAACTCAGCGAGCCGACGCCCGGCGCCGTGAACAACATCTCAGTCCACCAATCCGATCAGCCATGAAAACCTACGCACACCTCGTCCAAAAACTGTTCTGCTCGCCGTTGCTGGTCCTGCCGACGACATACTCG